TTTTTTTTGATTGAAATAAGATAATACTGGATCAATCCATATTTCCTTTCCGTCAATAACCATAACAGCAAAAACGTGCTGCGGAGTTTGATCACCTATATCATAACTAGCAAAACGGTAATATAAATCAAAATTTTCGTATTCATTTCTTCCAAAAGCATCTAAAACTCCATTAATAAATAGGGCATAATTTTTACAATCAGATCCAGATTTTCCTGTTGCGATTATAGCAGAAGGGCTTTTTACTGTTTGTAAATCTTCGGGTTCAATATTATATTTAACATTTGCTTTTAAATAATTAAAAACATTTTTTGCTGTTTCTTCTGGAGTGGATCCTACAAAATAAGTATAAATATAATCATATTGATCTTTGTATTTATTATGAGTATCTAAAATTGCTCCAATAATATCACCAACGCTATGATCATCCACAATTAATACTTCATTGTTTGCAAAAGGTTGTAATTGTGCTAACAGTTCTGTATTTTTTGGCATTATTAAAAATTATATTTAATGTCAATTGGTAAAGCAATTCCATCAGCAGTAATGCTACCATTTATTTCAAACGTAGCTCCTGCCTGTTGTATTGTTGTTGTTATATCATTAATCAATCCACTAATAGATATATTTACAGGCAATTGTAATACTGTTGTAGTATTGGCAGCAATTGATTGATTATAAGTTGCATTTACATTTCCAATTGTAATTCCGTTGCTAATTATAGTAACATTTATAGCATCAATTGTAGTTGTTGTGCTAGTTGGATTTGTTATATTGATTGATACAATTAAAACTGGAGTTAAACCATTCAATCCCGAAGAAATACCATTAAAAGAATATGTTAATAAATTGGCCATCCTGTATTTATAAAAAGCAATTATTGCTACAATTGAGCCAATAACCCACCAGGTATTTTTTTTCATTCAATTGGTTTGTTTTGCAATTTAACAAATAAAATTATATCAAAAAAAAAATTGTGGATAAAAAAAAATAAAAATTCGGCATGATATAATATATTTTCGTTAGCTTCGTGCCTGCTCGCAGTTTTTTCCGCGCCCACAAGCGCGGCAAAAAATACGCACGAAGCTAAAAATGTATATATATCTACTTTTTTCACCTTTATTACTAAATATACATAACATATATGCACAAAAAAAACCGCAATTTTTGCGGCTTTTTGATACAAAACAAAACTCAAACACTAATTTATCCAAATTCTTTTTACAAAGTCCTTTGTGTTTTTGTTGTACAAATTAAAATAAATTGATCCTGGCAACTTTCGTTTGCAAAAATTTACAAAGTTATTTTCGTCTTGTATGTTGCGATATTTAAAAGGTAATTTTTTTGTAAAAGGCGAAAAAAAAACAATAGCCGTATAATATTGATTATTCATTTTTTTGCTATTAAAGAATAAATAATTAATGGTAAAAAAACAATACAAATGATGATAAAATAAATTAATTGTATTAACAATAAAAAAAACGCATATAATATTCTTAAAAATTGTTTCATTATTTTTTATTTTTAATCATAAAATATCTCAATCCTTCACTGCTTTCTGATTTAATTTTTCTTTTAACAATTAACGGATAAAGGCTTCTTATTATCCTGGTTTTCGTTAAATTTGTTATCTGTACTAATTCGTCCAATGTGCAAGATTTTCTTTGCTGAATAATAAAATAAATTTTTTGTTGTGTTGTCATAATATTATATTTGTGGTGAAAAAAGTGATTTGCTCTTAGTTGTAGTGATCATTTCTAGGGCGGCGGTTTTAACTGCTGCCTTTCTTTTTATATTTTTCTCTAATTTCTTGTTCTGAAGATTTTTGTAAATAATATTCAACATAAGATCCATTTATGTATTTAATTGTTATTGGCTCAAAATCTTCATCTGATCGCATAAATTTACTACTCAAAGTAAAACATTGTTGTTCTTTATCTTTTTCAATTAACAACGTACTTTGTGCATATCTATCCGCCATGGATCCCAAATGACCTAATGTTTGATTATCTTTTTTACCCAAATGAATAACTGTAATAATAAGACAATTGTATTGCTTAGTAATACGTTTTATCCATTGAATTAATGCTTTACTTTCAGTTTCATCATTAAAATTCAATATTAAATCTAATAAGCCATCAATTAATAATACACAGCAATCTGCATTTTCTGACAAATACAATTCAATGTATTGCATAATAGTAATATGATTATCTTCTCGAACTTGAAAAGCGTCTAAATTTTCTGGCATACGATTTAAGCCAATAAATTTTTTTATTCTTTCCATTTGACGAAAAAAATCATAAGAGCTGCTTTCTGTGTCTATATAACATATCTTTTTTCTATTTTCAGGAAAATTAATTTTCATCTGAAAAAAATCAAAAGGATGTAATGAGCTGGCAATTAAAGCTGAAATAAAAGTTGATTTTCCAGTTTTGGGCAATCCGCTAAAAACACAAAAATTTTGAAGGGTACCGACAATTTTATTTTTTATAGTAAATAATTTGTGATCTGGCGGCGGTATATAATCTGGATTGTATTTTCTTTGCGATAATTGTTGTAATAATTCATTTCTATTCATTTAATTATTTGTAAAATGTTATCATCACTTTTTTTTGCACTTTCATCTAATTTTAATAATATTTCTTTTGCAAATGTTATAGCACTATCTTGTAGTAATTCTTTTATGTTCTGGCTATAAATCATTAAAGTAAAATATTCTAATTTAGTCATTCCTGGTATTGGAGCAATCAATCGTTGAAAATTGTCTTGCATAGGAACGCAGGGGAACGCAGGTTGTTGTTCATTTTGATTCATACAAATAATTTTTTTAAAAATGGAATTAAATAATCATTGATAAATTCTTTGAAAGTAGTCCTGTTTAATAATATTTTAGCAAATGCAAATGTTGTAACCAATACTAAAATAACTGGTAAAAATAAAACATTTGTCATTTTTAAAACAATTGCGAAGTAGTCATTATTCTTGCGAATAATGGATACTGATACACAAAATATTACTGAAATAAAAAACCAATAGGTTTGTATTAAATTATAAGTTGTCATAAAATATTTTATTTAGTCAAAAAATCAATCCATTTAAAAGCTTTAATAACAGATTCGTGTTTGCTACCATCAATGTTGCATATATATGCACTATAATAATTATCCCATATAATGGAATAACCTTTGTAAATAATTGGTTTCATTTTACTTTTTTGGTAATTTGTGAATAATGTAATTTTTTTTCAGCTAAACGATCATTTAATTGTTCATAATTTTCCATCAATAATTTTGTAAGTTCAACTTCTAAATTGAACTCAAAATTATCTTGTCGTAAAAAATGATACATTCGTTCACCCAATTTAGAACGTGTAAAAAACATAATTGAAATGTCTGAAAAACAAAGTTGGGAAATAATAACTTTCGTTTGGCTGATTTTTTTTTCAATTTCAGCCATTTCTAGCAATAAATCATTGCTGGTAGGTGTGTAATTAATTTGCATTTGGGCAAATTTTAGTTGTTAATAAATCATTTCTAATGTGAAGGAAAACTCTTTTTTTGATATAACCAAATTTTTTGAAAATTTTTTTTTAAAAAAAATCCCAGTATAAAAATACTAGGATTGCTCTAAACCTTACTATGCCTGTCATTAAGAAAGAAATAATGCTTTTTCTGCATTTCTGCGGTTAATAAGGCCATTCACTACCTTACCCCCCGCATATATCCAACGATTAAACTGATTTGCTACTGTGTTAATATCTGCACCGCTATTTAATAATTTTAACAATGTACTGTTTTGAAAAGCACTTTCACCTACATTATAAGTAAAAGAACCTAATGCAACTAATTGATTATTATTTATAGGCACCGTTACCAATGATTGAACAAATTGCAATTTATTATTTGCCTCTTGCTCTAACCAATTTTCAGAAGTTGCTGCATCTATAGTATCGCCTTCCTGTACCGGTCTTTGTTGATCAAAATTATAAATACTACCGTAACCAATAGTCCATACTCGTGCACTATCTTGATATGCTGTTAATGCTGGTTCGTTACCTTCCTCTAAATAACGTAAAAAAGAAAATAAACTATCGGAAACGGATTGTCCTAATTGTGTTTTAGTTGCTGCCATATACAATAAAATTATTCCGCCTATAATATAATATAGTGTATAATCTTTTTTCATTAATTTTTATTATTAGCATCTTTAGCTGCTGCACCCATTAAAAAAGTGAATACTCCAGCTCCAATTGTTCCAACTTGACCTACTACACCACCCAAGTTTTGTAAATAACCACATACTGCGGCTAATGCTCCGAATATTGTTGTTTTTGCGTTTAACATAATTTTATTTTTTGTTGTTTGTTAAATAATCTAATTTAGTTTCAATGCGTGCAAGTTTATCAATAACTTCCACATTGAATTTATTGCTTTGTTTAATATCATCTTCAAGTTGATTTAGGCGCTTTTTGGTAGTTCCAAAAAATGATCCTACAAAAATAATAGCGCCTAACCCTGTAATAATTATTCCTACATTATTCAGTAACTGATCCATCTTTATTTAATATTGCTTGTGCTATTTGGTTATAAGCGTTAGCTGCTTGGAAAGCGCTATCCATGTTAGGAAAAATGCTTCCTTTTACTGCTGCATCAATAATGTTTTTTAAAATCTGCAATGCTTGTTCGTTTGTCATTTCTATTTTATTTAAAGGTTAAAAAAGTTATTCTGCTGTTGTTGGTGCTGTTACTGTTGCAGCTTGTGTATTATTTGTAATGGGTGCAGGTGGAATATAATCGCCTGTAATTGTAACATTCAATTGCTGTGCAATCCAATTCCAGGCATCCTGATTATTTTCGTAATTTGTGTATGCAGCTCCTGTCATAAACAAATTACCATTTGTTAATTGTTGGCCCAATGTAGTGTCTGCATTTTCTAAAAACAAAGCAAAATAAAATATTGCTTCTGTGCTTAAATTATCGCTGGTAACATAAGCATTTAATATACTTGCTGATTTTTGGGTTCCATTAACCCATATTAATATTGGTGTAATTGTTTTCATATAATTATTTTATTTGAAGCCATCTACTGCTGCCATCACTTTGTAATATAATGGCACCGGTTGATAATGTCATTGTTAAACTACTAACTGAACTTCCTGCATTATTGATAATAACGTCGCTCCCTGATGTATTGATTGTAATTGTATTGCTTCCGATTGTTCTTAAAATATACATTCTATTATTACTTACGGCTGGCTCCATAGTCCATGTATAATTTGTGGAATTATTA